GTTAGATTTTCAAGAAGCAAAAGGTGTAGATATTGTGCTAGAGGATGCTTATACATTCCCTCTGCCAGATAACTATGCAGATATGATTGTTACAAGCTCTTGTTTTGAACATTCAGAAATGTTTTGGATAACATTTTTAGAAGCACTCAGAATACTTAAACCAAGAGGATTGTTCTACATTAACGCACCATCAACAGGTGACTATCATGCCTTTCCTGTAGACTGCTGGAGATTTTATCCAGATGCAGCAGGGGCATTAAAGACTTGGGCAAAGCGAAACGCATACGACATTACTGTAGAATATACTACTGTGATGGAAGGCTATTGGAAAGACTTTATTGTCGTTTACAGAAAAAACTCTTAATCTAGGTAGCGGAAAAGACTTCCGAGACGACTGTCTAAACGCAGACATACAGGAAAGCAAGAAACCAGATTGGGTGCTAGACATTACTACGATACCTTGGGGAGAAACAATCTCTACAAGATTCGGAGAGATAAAAGTAGAACAAGGAATGTTCACTAAGATTATCGCTAACGATGTCTTAGAACACATACCAGACTTAGTAAAGGCAATGACAAACTGCAAGGATCTACTTGTAGAAGGTGGAGAGTTCCATATCCATGTGCCATACGATCTAAGCCTAGGAGCTTGGCAAGACCCAACCCATGTCAGAGCATTTAACGAAAACAGTTGGCTCTACTACACAGATTGGCATTGGTATTTAGGGTGGAAAGATAAGTTTGTTGTAAAAGAACTACAGTTTGTCAAAAGCAAACTAGCAGAAGAAATGAATATATCAGACCAAATGCTAACAATCCTACCTAGGATGGTAGATAGCATGAAGGTCGTACTCGTAAAATCTGTTGTAGAATAGCAACATCATCAACCATCAACCCATAGGGAATGGAATGGAAAACTCTACAGAAAACAATAATCTACAAGTTGAGCCAACTAATAAAGGTGGCGCACCTACAGGCAATCAGAATGGTAAGAAGGGAAAGCTCTTTTACGATGCATTGAGACTAGCCCTAGTGCAAGAGGATCGTAAGAAACTCAGGAACATTACCGAGAAGTTAGTTAAGTCAGCAGAAGCCGGAGAGCCTTGGGCAATCAAGGAAGTTATGGACAGGATAGATGGTAAGCCTGTCAACACTACCGAACTAAGTAATGCAGAAGGTGGAATCTTTAAGATGGTGGTCGCTTGGGAGAAGTAGAGTACGCAGATGACGAAGTAAAAAGAGTCGTTATCCCTTACAAGCCAAGAGAACCACAGTTACAGATACATGAGGCGATGGAGAACAATCGTTTCGTAGTGGTAGTGGCACATCGTAGGATGGGTAAAACAGTACAAGCTCTAAACGCGCTAATTAAAGCAGCGATGGAAAACGACAAGCCTAATCCTAGGTATGCGTATATAGCACCGACATATAGTCAGGCTAAGAGAGTAGCTTGGGATTACCTTACAAACTTTGTAAGACCATTGGATGCTACAGCTAATATAGCGGAGTTAAGAGTAGACTTCTTTGGTAGACGAATACAGTTATACGGATCAGACAACCCAGACTCACTCAGAGGTCAATATTTTGACGGATCAGTTTTAGATGAGATAGGCGATCAGAACCCAAAAATATGGAACGAGATCCTGAGACCCAGTTTGGCAGACAGAAAAGGGTCGTGCTTGTTTATTGGCACACCCAAGGGCAATAACCACTTCAAGGACTTGTTCGACAGAGCAGGCAAAGAAGAAGGATGGGCAGCATTACAGTTCAAGGCAAGCGAAACAAAGCTAATAGATGAACAAGAGTTATGGTCTGCCAGAAAAGAAATGGGAGACGATAAGTACAACCAAGAGTTTGAGTGTAGTTTTAACGCAGCAGTAGAAGGAAGTTACTATGGCAAACTCATCAACGACCTCGAAGAAAAAGGTAGACTTTGCGACATTACGAGAGATGATCTCTGTAGAACTTATGTGGCTTGGGATTTGGGCATGGGTGATAGCACAGCGTTGTGGGTGGCACAAGCAACAGGACAAGAAGTAAGACTACTAGACTATGTAGAGAATCATGGTCAAGGACTCGATTGGTATGTCAACTGGCTAAAAGATAACAAGTGGGAGAAAGCAGAGCAACTCCTACCACACGATGTAGAAGTAAGAGAACTAGGCACAGGCAAGAGCAGATTGGAAGTGTTGAGAGAAGCTGGACTAGATGTTCGGGTTCTGCCAAGACTTTCTGTAGATGATGGTATTCAGGCAGTCCGTAGACTCTTACCGAGATGTTGGTTCAATATGCCACAGGTAAAGCAAGGGCTAGACTGTCTTAGGAACTATAGGCGCGATTATGATGAAAAGCGTAATGTCTTTTTTGACAAGCCAATGCACGACTGGGCAAGTCATGGAAGCGACAGCTTTCGTTATTTAGCATTAGGAATGGAACAAAACACTACTTGGTCGCAACCGATAACAGTAAAAACTTCATGGATCGTATAAATGGATGAACAAAAACTAAAGGTCATTCTCGAAGCAGAGATAGACGATTCTATCGGCTATGTAGAGACCGAGACAGTAGAACAACGCACAAAGGCGATCAACTACTACAATCGTTACGAGTATGGTAACGAGATAGATGGTCGTTCTAAGATAGTAACAGGCGAAGTAGCCGAGGTCGTAGATGGTGCTTTACCTCAGTTAATGCGTATTTTTGCTGGATCAGACGAATTAGGTCGGTTCGAGCCAAGGATGCCAGGAGACGAGGAGTTTGCCAAGCAAGCTACCGAGCTTACGAACTATGTGTTCTTTAGCGATAACGATGGTGTCATCATTCTGCATAACTGGATGAAGGATGCACTTCTACAGAAGAACGGAATCGTTAAGTATTGGTGGGAGGATAGCGAAGATCCTACTAAGGAAGAATACAAAGGTCTAAACGCAGAAGAACTAACACTTCTGTTTGCTGATAATGAGATGGAACTTATTAGCCAAGAGACCGAGGAAGTCGGCATAGACCCAATGGGTATGCCTATCCTTTCTTACAATGTAGTCATCAAGAAGAAAAAAGAAGTCGGTAAGGTCTGTGTAGAGAATGTGCCACCAGAGGAGTTTTTAATCGCCAAGCGCGATAAGAGCATCAAGAACGCACGATTTGTCGCACATCGCACAGTTAAGACTCGTTCAGACTTAATCGCTATGGGTTATCCACAAAAGCAAGTGGACAAGATGCCAGCGTATAACGACCTTACTTATACTCCTGAAAGAGTAGCAAGGTACAGCGCAGGCGAGATGCCAGACGAGACACAAAGCCTAGACTTTACGATGCAAGAAGTAGAGTTGTTTGAGTGCTATATTCGTACCGACTTTGATGGTGATGGGATTGCAGAACTCCGTAAGGTAGTCTATGCAGGCGATCAGATTATTGACAACGAGGAAACAGATCACATTCCTTTTGCAAGCATCTGCCCGATTCCTATGCCACACAAGTTTTTTGGTCAGAGTCTAGCCGACAGAGCAATGGACATACAGCTTATCAAGTCTACGATTACTCGTCAGATCCTAGATAACCTGTATCTAACCAATATGCCTAGGGTTACAGCCTTAGACGGACAAGTAAACCTAGATGACCTATTAACCTCATCGCCTGGCGGTGTAGTGCGGATTAAGTCTCAGGGTGCGGTTCAACCATTGTCTGTACCGGCAACAGCATCTCAGTCGTTCCCAATGCTCGATTACATGGATCAGGTATTGCAGAAGCGTTCAGGCGTTACTTCTACAAGCCAAGGTATTGATCCTAACATTCTACAAAACACCACAGCCACAGCGATTGCAGCAATGCAACAAGCAGGCTCTGGTCGTATAGAGATGATTGCTAGAATCTTTGCCGACACAGGTGTAAAAGACTTATTCGCAGGCATATTCCACTTGATCCTAAAATATCAGGACAAGCCAAGGGTCATTCGTTTACGAGGCAAGTATGTCTCGATTGACCCTAGAGAGTGGAAGAACAACTACGATGTAACAGTCAATGTCGGTCTAGGCACAGGTAGCCAAGATCAGAAGATGGCGATGGCAGCGATGGTTATGCAAAAACAAGAGCAGATTCTGACAACCCAAGGCTTTGCTAATCCGTTAGTAAGCGTGGGTCAGTATCGCAACACACTTGGTAAGTTTATCGAGGCAGCAGGGTACAAAGACTCAATGGAGTTCTTTAAAGAGATTCCACCAGAGCTAGACCAACAGTTGTCTCAGCCACAGCCACCGCAACAACAGCCTAACCCTGCGTTAGATATGATGATGCAACAGGCACAGGCACAGATCGAAACAGACAGAGCCAAAGCAATTAACGACATCGAAATCGCTAAAGCAAAAGCAGCAGCCTCTATCCAACTCGAAAGAGAGAAGGCAGCAGCTAACCTAGAACTCAAGACAGCAGAGTTCCAAGCAGAAGCCCAATTGAAGGCAGCACAAATCGGGGCTAAAATTAGCGGAGATGTCAGGATACCTGGATGAATACAACCGACAGAGCTAAAACATTATTAGGCGATGAGTTTTTCCAAGAGCTATTACAGGCTCAGAAAGACTCATTCAAGTCGTATATCTTTAGTTCTGCCGAGCA